AACGATCCGTCATTGCCAGCTTATGTCACTGTGGCGACTGGTGCATCATCTTCTACTTTATGGTCGAAGAAAACAGCATTGGAAATTATCACTGATATTCAAACTGCGGCTGCTCAATTGCAAATCCAATCTCAGGACAACATCAATCCTGAAGATACGCCGACCACATTGGCTGTTGCGACTGCCATTTACCAATGGTTAAGCTCAGTATCAACTCTGGTTGCAAACTCGGTTCGCACATGGATGACTCAAACTTATCCTAAAATGCGTGTCGTATCTGCCCCCCAGTTGAGTGCGGCCAATGGTGGCGCTAACGTGTTTTATCTGTACGCCGATGCTGTAGAAGATGGCGCAACAGACGATTCACGCACCTGGATTCAAGTTGTGCCTGCCAAGTTCCAAGCTCTCGGTGTTGAAAAACAATCGAAATGGTATGTTGAAGATTACACCAATGCGACTGCTGGAGTGATGTTAAAACGGCCATACGCAGTTGTAAGATACACGGGATGTTGAAATTAACACCAATTAACGAGTAATCAGCGTAGAGTGCGTTAATATACCCCCTGTTAATAACGGGGGGTACTTACATGAAAAGCGGTTAGAATTTAATTCTCAATTAAAATCGGAGCAATAAAATGGCAAAGAATTCCTACGTATTTTCAACATTGGCAAACGATCAGCAATATGTCAATTGGGTGAAAAATGATAACGGCAACAATGAAAAACAGCATCCTGTTTTGATTAAGGGTGGAACTGGCGTTGCTAATGATCGGTTTGTTACGCCATTGGGCGTGGCGACTGAAGTAGATGAAAATCAATTGGCAGAATTAAAGAAAAATCCATGCTTCATCGAACATGAAAAGCTAGGGTTCATCGTTGTTCAATCGAAAAAAGCCGATCCTGAAAAGGTTGCTGCTGATATGGATTTGAAAGATAAATCGGCGCCAATTACTCCTTCCGATTACAAGGAAGAAGGCGAAGAAGCATTGACTGTGACCACTAATTAATCATGACTACGCCTGTCTATAACGACACTAATTTCCGCGCTCAGTTTCCGGTATTCGCCAATATGACGACTTATCCTGAAGCGATGCTGTCTGGTTATTGGGCTATGGGCAGTGCGTACATCAGCACGAACAATGTAAATTGTGTGTGGACTTCGGCGCAAGCTCAATTAGCAAATGATTTAATGGCTGCTCACTTAGCGCAATCGTTCACACTGATTAATAATGGAGTTCCTGTCGTATTGGTTCAAGGCTCTACAGAAGGCTCTGTGACTGTTTCCGTTACGCCGCCGCCCGTTAAGTCGTCATTCGGATATTGGCTTGCCACAACGCCATATGGTATGCAACTACGCGCATTGTTGAAAGCCGTTGCAGGTGTTGGTTTATATGTTGGTGGATTGCCTGAGCGTTCGGCATTTAGAAAAGTAGCAGGTATATTCTAATGGCGACTAAATTTAATTTAGATAAAATCAAGGCTAAATTAGAAAAAGCGCCCAAAGAATTTGATGGCATCGTGGCGCAGATCGGCATTCCTAAAAGCGCTGTTTATGAAAATGGCGAATCGGTAGCGTACATTGCATCAATTCAGGAATTCGGTGCGCCATCAGTCAAGATTCCACCTAGACCATTTTTCAGGCCGACAGCAGAAGAAAAACAAGGAAAATGGATTGATATTATTAAACATCTTGCGCCCAATGTCGTAAAAGGTGAGATGAGTGGATTTGATGTTTTAGATACTGTTGGCCGTGTAGCTGCGTTAGATATTCAAGATACCGTAGCAGGTATTTATACTCCGGCATTATCGCCAATTACTGTACTGCTTCGTAAGTGGCGCAAGGCTGGTGAGAAAATTACTGGCAGAACTGTTGGGGAAGCTGCATTTGCCATAGCTAATGGTGTTAATCCAGGCAATGACAATAAACCTCTTAACGATTCCGGCTATATGATTGCATCTATTCGAAGCGCAGTAGCTAAAAAAGATTCGGAGATGGACTGATGGGATTTTTTGACGTTCGATCAATTGCCAACCCATTTACTCAGATCACGAATCCGAATCAAGAAATTGCTTGGCTTCAGAATTCTGGCTATACCACTGATGCAACGGGTCACAGAACGCCATTGCAAACAACAGTGCCGATTCAAGCCCAGATACAAGGCTTGTCCGCTGCTGATTTAAGGCATTTAGACGGATTGAATATTGAGGGAGTATTGCGCTCGGTGCATATGTTCGGAAATGTGCAGGGCGTTGTTCGCGCGGATCAAAAAGGCGGGGATATTTTGCAATTCCCTGAAATTCCCGGTGGCACAATAAAAAATTGGCTTATTATTAAAGTCATGGAAACTTGGACTAATTGGGCACGCGTTGTCGTTGCATTGCAAAACCCATGACTATCTCTCAATCAATATTAGAAACAGATGTATTTACGGCGCTCAGAGCGTTTTTATTGCTTATCCTGCCATCTGGCACGGAAGTAGTCCAAGCGCAGGACAATCAAGTATCCATGCCATCTGGCGCGTTTGTTGCGATGACTCCGGCAGGTCAGAAAAGATTCAATACGAACATAAATAATAATTGGGTTCCAGGCTCATCGAATCCAGGTAGCGCAGATGTGGAATCACACATCAAATATGATATGCAATTAGATTTTTATGGAGCGTTATCTTCGGATTGGGCAAATGTAACTCAGGTATTATTCCGGGATAATTTTGGCGTTGAGAATTTTCCGGCAAACATAGTTCCTTTATATACGAATGACCCGATGCAAATGCCATTGATTGATGGCGAAGAACAATACGAACAAAGATGGAAATTAACAGTGTCTATGCAGTACAATCCTGTTATAACAGTAACACAAGATTTTGCAGCTACTATTGATGTCACTCTCGCAGAAGTAGATCAAACATTCAAACCATAATGAGGTAACTATGAGCACGATTCCTTTTTCACTAATTGCAAATGTAATTCCTTCTGTGCTGACTGCTGGTGGCGAAGCAATCGATTTGAATGGGTTGCTACTCTCGCAAAGTACCTATGCGCCATACGGTCAGGTTTTGCAATTTCCTAATCAGGCTGCTGTAGCATCCTATTTTGGCGCGAATTCAATTGAAGCTCAATTAGCTACCAATTATTTCAGTGGCTATACTGGCGCAACGGCTGCTCCGGGTAATTTATTGATTACACTTTATCCTGAAGCGGCAACAGCCGGTTTTTTGCGTAGCGCTTCATTGGCTTCGATGACATTGGCTCAATTACAAGCATTATCGGGAACGTTGATTCTGACTGTCGCTGGAACTCAATTCACATCAAGCACAATTACATTGTCCGGTGATTCTAGCTTCAGTGCTGCCGCTGCGACAATTCAGGCGGCATTTACTTCGCCAACTTTTACTGTGGTATTCGACTCGACAACGAATGCATTCATTTTCACCACAAGCACAACTGGCGCAACTGAAACGATTACATTTGCTACAGGTACATTGGCGACTGGATTGTCATTAACTCAGGCCACAGGCGCTGTATTGTCGCAGGGCGCGGCATTGGCGACACCTGCCGCATTCATGCCAATGATTACCGGCCTGTATAACAACTACGCGACATTCGGCACAACATGGGAATCAATTCTCACTGAAAAAGAAGCTTTTGCAACATGGTCTAACTCTGTCCAGCCGAGATTCTTGTATTGCCCATGTGATTCAGATGTAAATATCCTGACTCCAAACAATACGGTTACTTTCGGTAACTATTTGCAGACAAATAAACTAATTGGGACATGCCCGACTTATGGAACAGTGAATCACGCTGCTTTTGCAATGGGTTATGCTGCATCATTGAATTTCGAAGCATTGAATGGCCGTGCGACACTAGCTTTCCGTTCGCAATCTGGATTGACGCCATATGTCTCCAGCGCATCAGCCTACAAAGCTGCATTGAGCAACGGATATAATTCATATGGCATCTGGGGCGCAAACAATCCAGTCAACAATACAAATTTCATGAGTCCTGGCTTGGTTTCTGGGGTTTGGGCATGGGCTGATAGTTATTTGAATCAAATTTGGTTGAACGCAAATTTGCAATTGGCAATTGTCGAACTTCAAACCAGTGTCGGCTCTATTCCTTACACGCCTCAGGGTTATAGTTTGGTGTATTCCGCATTGCTTGCCCCGATTAATGCTGCAATCAATTTTGGCGCTATTCGTGTTGGGGGCACTTTCTCCAGTTCTCAAATTCAAGAAATGACTTTGGCTCTCGGCGTTAATCCCGCTGCCACTATTTCAGCGACAGGATTTTATTTGCAGATTGGTGCGGCAAGCCCAACTACTCGTATTGCTCGCGGTAGTCCACCTTGCACATTGTATTATTTTGATGGCCAGTCAATCCAGCAAATCAATTTGGCAAGCATTGAAGTTCAGTAATCAATTAAATAATTTAATAGGGGCAAATAATGTCAACATTAACAGGCGCAAATAGTGTTTTAACTCTGTCCTTTGCTGGACTTTATGATGCCCCGGTGACGATTCAAGGCTATGCTCTTGATGATGCATTTAAATCGGAATCAGTGCCACAGGCTGAGACACGTATGGGTGTTGATGGTCGATTATCTGCTGGTAAGATTTTCTCGCCATACAAAATCACTATTATGATTCAGCCCGATTCGCCATCTCTGGCAATCTTTGAAACATTGCGCACGACGCAGGATGCGGTGGTGGATGTATTCGAGGCAAGCGGCGTTATTTTCTTGCCGAGTATCGGTATGCAATACACCTTGATTCGAGGTTTCTTGACTTCGGCTCATCCGTTCCCTGATGTTAAAAAGCTGTTCGAGCCGATGCCTTATGAATTCACATGGAATTTGATTACTAGCGCACCGATTGGATTTTAATCATGCGTAAAGAAATCATTTATACGGTGACTGATGAGGGTCGCGATACCGGCAAGAAATTCAAGATTACGGAAATGCCAGCATTCCAAGCGCATAAGTTCGCGCTAAAGGCATTTTCCAAGGCTGTGCGAGCTGGAATGAATACACCACAGGGCGCAGAATCATCCGGCATGATGGCGCTTGCCAAGGCTGGCTATTCGATTCTGGTGGCCATGCCATTTGAATTAAGCGAAGAATTATTTGATGAACTATTCGCTTGCGTCCAAGTTGTAACGAGCGCCAATATTGTTCGCGCTGTCGATTCATCAGACATAGAAGAAATCCAGACAATTTTAAAATTGAATAAAGCGGTTTATGAATTGCATGTTGATTTTTTTCCCGCTGGCAGTCAGTTGACTTCGGAGTCAGAAATATCTCAACAGGTCGTAAAAAAACCTTCATTGAATATCAAAATACCCCGTCGATAATTGCTACTGCCGTAACATCTGGATATGGTTCAATGCATGACTTTCAAAGCATTTATGGCACCGAAGATTTATGGATGATGCTGGAAATAAACGCGGTCAATAACCATAATAACAATCTAGCAAGGTCAGAATAATGGCGAGCATAATTGACAGTCTTTTTATCGAGCTAGGAATCGAGACAAGCAAGTTTGATGCTGGTCAAAAAGAAGCTATTAAGAAAATTAAGGACATTGAAAAAGCGTCTTTGAGTCTTGACCGCGAGTTAAAAAAATCACAATCTGAAAAAGAATCTGCGGCTAAAAAAGCACAGGTCGAAGCCGATAAGCAAAGAAAAATCGAAGAGTCAGCAAATAAAGAACGGCTCAATGGGTTAAACAAAGCCAAGGATGCCATTCTTGGATTCGGTCTTGCTACACTCGGCGTGGCGGGATTCAAGGACTTCGTGCAGCAAACCGTCCAAGGAAATGCCGCGTTAGGTCGCCAAGCAAAAATACTCAGTACTTCAGGAACAGACTTAGACGCATGGGGGAAAGTAGTTGAGCAATCTGGCGGCTCACTTCAAACGTTTCAATCGTCACTTCAGAGCATCGAAGGCGGCATTGCTGATTTTAAAATCGGCAAGAGTTCGGCTATCTATCAAAGTCTCGCGCAACTATCTGCACTGGATAGCGTGGATATGCAAAAAGGTACTGTTGACCTGTATAAATTATCAGATGCAGTTGTCCGATATTCCGAAGTTCATGGCATTCAAGCAGCGCGTTCCCGCTCATTAGAAATAATGGATGAAAGCATGTTTAATACCATGCTGAAAGGCGGCGATGCGGTTAAAGACTTGCACGATGAAATGTATAAACTTTCTGGTGTTACTGATGAAAATATCGATAAGGCTACAAAATTAAATAATAAATGGACAGAATTAGCCCAAACATTAAGCAAAAATAAACAGGACATTTTCGGAATATTAGCTAA